ACTGATGGACGTAATGAAGAGCAAGAAGAAGCTCCCTGCGTTACCTAAGGACATTGTTAACCCAGTGATCATCACCGGGGTCGAGGCGTTAGGACGAGGGAACGACTTACAGAAACTTGACTTGTTCTTGGCAGGCGCTGCTCAAGTCGTAGGCCCCCAGGCGATCGCTGAGTTCGTCAATGTGAGCCAGTATTTCCAGAGACGCGCTACGGCACTAGGCATCAAGACTGCAGGACTCGTGAAAGACGATGAGCAGATCCAAGCTGAGAAACAGCAGGCCCAACAGATGGCCATGATGCAGCAAGTAGCCCCACAAGGCGTCAAGGCACTCGGCGACCAAGCTTTAGAACAACAAAGGCAACAAGGAGTAGAAGAACCCACTGAATAAAAATGGCAGAACTACAAACGAGCGAGACCGTTGAACCGTCCGTTCAAGAACAAGCAGCTGTTGACTCTACGGACTCAATGGCACAGGCCTGGGATGATAACCAGGAACAACTAGCGCAACAGCTAGGACAACAAGAAGACACACCGCAACCTGACCGCCCTGAGTGGTTACCTGAGAAGTTCTCGAGTGCCGAGGACATGGCGACTGCCTACCAGGAACTTGAAAGTAAACTTGGGAACCCTGAGGCTACACCAGAGCCTGAAGGTGAACAACCTGAGTCTGTTAGTGCTATCAACGCGGCCACTGATGAGTTCATGGAGTCCGGTAAGTTAAGCGATGAGACCTTTGAGTCCTTAGAGAAATCTGGGCTACCAAAGCAACTTGTTGAGTCTTACATTGCAGGACAACAGGCAATCGCTGACACACAGGCTAACGAAGTCTATGGGTCTGTTGGTGGTCAAGAAGGTTACCAAGCGATGGCTGAATGGGCCACAGAGAACCTAGACGAAGGTTCACTTGATGCGTTTAACCAGATCGTTGAGACTGGCACTGTTGAGCAAGCTAAGGTGGCAGCACAAGGCTTATATTCACAGTTCCGTGCGGCCAGCGGAGGCGCCCCTCAGTTAGTCCAAGGTCAAACCACCGGACAAGCTATTGCTCCCTTTACGTCTTCGGCTATGGTGTCGAAGGCCATGAGTGACCCGCGTTACAAGCAGGACCCAAGTTACCAAGCTGAAGTTCACCGCAGGCTCTCTGTGTCTGACATCCTATAATAATAATAATAATAAACCCATGAACCTAATCAACTACATCGTAGACAACAAAGACACCCTCATTAGCACACTTACGGCTATCGTTGCAGCAGCATCAGCTATCGCAGCGTTAACACCGACACCTGCTGACGACGGTTGGGCAGCGAAACTCTACAAGGTCGTTGATTGGCTCGCTCTTAACGTAGGGAAAGCCAAAGACAAATGATTGGGTCTATCGTTAGATTACTTATAGCCTTCCCGTCACTGGGGAGGCTTTTTCTTTCTATAAGAGATGAATACACTAAAGAGCTTGCTAATCGCAGGCACACTCGTAATCGCATCCTTATCAACAACTGGGTGCACGACTCTGAGGCCAAGCCGGATACCCGAGATGATCCAGAGGCTTGATACCCATGACTTTGACAAAGAGGAGAAACAAACGATCTCTGCGTTACTTCACTACATTAACTACCTAGAGAATGAGTTGTAGAGCATGGTTTACTGATGACGCACAGTTACCCCCGGCTGACCCAGTGTTAGCTATATGTGTCGGCCACAGTCGATACAATGACATGGGCGCTGTTGCGTGTGACGGAGAGACCAACGAGTGGACGTATAACCTCCAGGTCGCTAAGTCTATCAAAGAAGAACTCGATGACGCTGGTGTTCCCTCAGTGATTGTCCACGAGTATACCGGGAACAATTACGCAGAGTCTATGGAGAACCTGAGTGCTGATCTCAAGGCCCTCAAAGTTAACGCTGCGATCGAACTACACTTTAACGCGGCGACACCTGCGGCACATGGCAGCGAGATGCTCTACTGGTATAAGTCTAAGAAGAGCGAGAAGTTGGCCAAGTGCCTCCAGGATCAAGTAGTGAATACCTTCGGTGTCAAAGACCGAGGGGCTAAACCGAAGACAGCGAAGAGCCGAGGAGCTAAGTTCCTAAGAGAAACGCATTGTCCTGCTGTTATCACTGAGCCGTTCTTTGGATCCAACGAAGAAGACTGGGAGATGTTTGAGCATAGCTTTGACACCTTAGGTTCTTCTTTGGCAAAAGGATTTATTAATTATTATAACAATGAAAAGACAGGGAGTCAGTCTCAGGAAAGAACACAAGTCTAAGAAGGGAGGCCTCACAGAAAAAGGCCGTAAGTATTACAACAGTAAGACTGGGAGTAAACTTAAGAAACCTCAGCCTGGTGGTGGTCCCCGTAAGAGATCGTTCTGTGCACGCATGAGCGGCGTTAAGGGCCCTATGAAAGACGCTAAGGGACGCCCTACACGCAAAGCGTTAGCACTAAGGCGCTGGAAATGTTAAAGATTATGTATAATAAAAACAAAGTTAAACGAAAAGGCCTTCGCATCAAAAAGAAGAAGTGAAAGAACAAGTAACCTTCAGTTGAAGCATGGCTAAAATATGTCCTAAAGGAATCGCATGGGCTAAGCGCACGTTCGATAAGTATCCGAGCGCTTACGCTAACATGGCGGCATCGAAATACTGCAAAGACCCTAACTACGGTAAGGGCAAGCGGTCTAAACTTAAAATCAAAAAGAAACGTGGGTGAACTAGCAAACTGGCGAAAGCAGAACTGGGTCCGAATAGGCACCGACGGTAAAATCAAAGGACCATGCGGAACCTCAAAGAACAAGAAAAATCCAGACAGATGTCTTCCATCATCGAAAGCGAAAAGCCTAAGTCAGACACAGAGAGCCTCCACTGCACGCAAGAAGAAACGTGCTGGTGCGAAGGGGAAGCAGTTTGTTGCAAACACCCCTGCTGCCCGTGTGAAGCTGCGGATCAAGAAATAGAGCTTGAAGACATCGCTAGGGTCGTCTTTTTGGACCACGCGCAAGACTTAGGGAAGCCCCTGGTCTGCACTGTCTACGGAGTCATTGAGCATATAGATAAAACATTTATTAATATTACATCGTGGCATCCAACCTACGAAGACGACGATGACACCAACAGAACCACTTATACTATCATCAGGAGCTGCATAAGACAGCTAGATGTATTTAACTAAAATTTTCCCTGAGTCTAACAAACCGAAGTAACTAGACTAGTAACCACCAAGCCCGATGCGTCGGACAACTTGCGGCGAACAGTAGAAACTAAAGTCCACAGACGAAAGAAACCAAAACTATAACTATAACTTATTATGCCAACTAATAATCCCACCATTCCGGGTAAGGTGAATGGAACTGGGGGACGCGCAACACCTGCTGGCGCTTTGACCGCAGACTCAGCGTTGTTCCTTAAAGTATTCAGCGGTGAGATCCTCACTGCGTTCAACGAAACGAACGTAGCTAAAGACCTCATCATGACTCGCACTATCTCTAGTGGTAAATCTGCTCAGTTCCCTGTTTCAGGGCGCGCTGAAGCCAAGTATCACAAAGCCGGGGACGACCTCCTGGGCTCTGGTGCCTACTTGTCTCAGATTGCTCACAACGAGAAAGTAATCAACATCGACGACATGCTTGTTGCTTCGTCTCTGATTCCACGCATTGATGAACTGAAGAATCACTATGACCTTCGTTCTATCTACTCTGCTGAGCTTGGTAAAGCCCTGGCTAAGCGCATGGACATCCAGATTCTTAACACGTTGTTTGCTGCTGGTCTCACCACCACTGCTAACTTCACAGGCGGTGACACCGGAACTGAGATCTTCGGTGTAGACACTAGCACAGTCGCTGGTATTATCGGTGCACTCTTCGATTGCGCTAAGGCCCTCGATGAAAAAGAAGTCCCCTCTGAGGACCGCTTTGCTATCTTGACTCCATCACAATACTACAAGCTACTGACTGCTGACAACGCAGCGATCAACAAGGACACTTCAAGTGGCTCTGCTGACGTAGCTAAGGGTAACATCGTTGAAGTCGCTGGCATCAAGCTTTACAAGAGCCCACACATCGAAGGTGTTCAGACTGCTGTATCTACTAAGACAGCCACTGATGACAACGCAGTTGCTAACAGCCCGTTTGAAGACACTAACATCGCTTCGCCTTCGTCTGGTTACAAAGGTGAGCTTGACGGTGTAACTGGTGGAAGCGCAGGAACCTTCGGTTTCGTCGCTGGACACCCATCGGCTGTTGGTTGCGTTAAGCTCCTCGACCTTGCGACTGAGTCTGAGTATCTGATTGAACGTCAGTCTACTCTCTTTGTTGCTAAGTATGCAATGGGCCTCGGCGTTCTTCGCCCTGAGTCTGCTGTTGTGGTCAGCGCAGGATCTTCTGCTGCTAGCTAATAGCACACACTAAATTCATGCCTCGTCCTCATTAAGTTGGGGACGGGGTATTTTTTCATTTTATTAATATTATTATGCCACTCACTACAGAACTCGAAGCTGTCAATACGATGCTGAGCACCATAGGTGAAAGCCCCGTGACTCAGATCACTGTCACTACCTCACTGCCTATCTCTGCGGTCACCGCG